AATGTAGCCATAGTTCACCTCGTGTCAGATGCCGTCAAAAGCAGCGAGCCGCTGTTTATGGGTTTCACTCATATCGAATGCAAAATCCTCGTGTTCCGCCTGGAATGTGCCAAATGCCATTAGCGCAGCCACTGCCGGATCGATCTTGTTAGAGGATTTCTTCTTGTTGGGCTTAATATTGGCGTTGGCGTCAGACTCCATCACCACGTTACTAATCGCCCAGGCCAGTACCGGATCGCCGCGATGGCGCACTACCTTGCGGTTAACGAACACCTCAAACGATTTCGCTACCGGGCTGAATTTAAGATAGGTTTGCTGGAACGGCTCCACATCAAGGCCCGCCCCCTGTAGCTGGGTACGCAGATGCGTGGCGTTCCAGGTATCAAAGCCCACCAGCCGGATATTGAATGTTTCGGCATCGCGCAGAATATCGTCGCGGATGCGGTCATAGTCGATGCAGTCTCCGGGAGTGGTTCGAATCCAGCCCGCTTTCACCCACTGGCGGTAAATGGCGCGGTTTTTGTTGGAAACATTATCAAGTGTCGCTTCCGGCAGATAATGCCTTGTAAGTAACCTAATCTCCCTGTCGAACGGAAAAGCGTAATTTACACTGGTGATATCGCTGGTTGAGGACAAGTCCAGACCTGCATAGCACTCCATCCCCGCAAGTTCGCTTTCTTCATAGTCGAGTTTGCAGGCGTCCCATGCTCCCGCGCCCATCCACGGTGTGGAACCCTGACACCAGATATTGAAACGTTTGGTCAGCATCTCCACCCATTGCGACGGGATACCCCGCGCTTTTTGAATAGTGGCCTCCAGTTTTGCCGCATCAACGGAAATATCCAGATTCGGGTTAGCCTTGATCCACATTTCAGGCTGATCAACCTCGCTTTCGTCGTCCAGTTCGTAAATCAGAACAAACAGCGAATCGTTGCTCTCTTCCCCGGACAGAATCTGACAGCAGTAGTCGTAATGCTGCTTGCAGGCGGAAACAACGTTACTCCCGGCGGTGGTGATGGCGAATAAAACCGCTTCAGGACGTGCCCCCATACCCAGCTCAAGCGCGGAGTAAACGCCGTTATCCGGGTGAAGGTGGTACTCATCGACAATAGCCAGGCTGGGATTAGTCCCCTCAATGGTGGCCGCTTTCGCCGCCAGAGGCTTTAACAGGCTGTTATTCTTCGGGAAAATCATTTTATGGGCCTGAATATTCACGCGCTTTTTCAGCGGTTTTGACAGCAGGCACATCTGACGGGCATCGTCGAACACGATACGGGCCTGATCCCGGCTCACCGCCGCCGTGTAGATGTCCTGCTGGCCCTGCTCCATCACCAGAAACCAGTTAGCCAGCATTGCAGCTACGGTGGATTTGGCATTCTTACGCGGCACCTCGATAAAGGCGCTGCTGTACTTCCTGCGCCCCGTAGCACTGACCTTAAACCCCAGCAGGTTAGCAAAGGCGAACTGCTGCCACGGCTCCAGCATGATAGGCTGACCGCGCAACGGCCCTTTGACGTGAGGACAAAGCCGGGAGAAGGCAATAAACCGCTCTACGGTCGCTGTATCGAACACGTAACGGGGGTCATTCAGGTCTGAAAAGTACCTTTCGACGGCCTGTTTTACCCGCTTACAGGCCGGAATTTCGCCCGATTTTATGGCGATGGCGTAATCATTCCATGCGGTCAAGTTCGTCTTCCTCTTCAGTTTCAGGCGGGTTTCGGCGACGGCTTACCGGATCAAAGCCCAGCAGAGACGACATTTTGATGATAATTTTCTCAGCGTCAGATTTGGCTTTCAGCGCCGGGTTACTGGTGGTGGCACCGCGTGAGCCTTCAACTGAAAACCCGCGCAGGGCAATATCTGCAACGGCTTTTCGGTACATGGAATAGTTGACGCAATACAGCTCAAGGTTATTCCAGTCGGCAGGGGTTAAATCCCCGCGTTCAGCCATCTGCTTTGCTTTCGTCTTCCACTGTTGCCCCGCGATTTCATCAAGGTAAGCGGGCGGTTTGGGTGGTCTTGCCATAACTTCTTGTTTCCTTCTGGCTTACTGCTGTGAAAAAAATCACCGCGCGTAAAACTTTGAGGGGGCGGGTGGTGCCTGGCAGTCTGGGTTTTGTCCTGAAAACCTCCCCCACCCCATCGGTGCCGCCTGTCAGCGGTTGCGGAAGCATTCCATCACCTCCCGTTCACGCTCACTCCTGCGCCTCACTGGCTGGCGCTCATCGCGTCTGGTGCGGGTCTGCATGAAGCCATCACGGCATCGGGCCAGAGACTGATACAGATTCACCACGTCTTTCTCATTCATGATCAACCTCATACATCCAGTTATTGCGCTGTGCTGCCCGCTCTTCCTGTTCGCTGTACATCCCCGCTTTGCGGTTGGCTTTGGTGATGGGGTCTTGCTGCGTGGTCTTCTGGTTATGATGCGTCTGGCATAACGGCTGGTGATTCCACTCAGGCCAGAACAGAACATCATCACCACCATTGATAGGGATGATGTGATCGACAATCTTTGCGGGAACATATAGGCCCAGCTTCTGGCACTCAACGCAAAGTGGATAGCGTTTCAGATACTGAGCGCGGTACTTCTCCCATGCAGCAGAGTAACCACGGGCGCGACGGTGGCCGCGTCTGGCATCCTGCGCCCGCCACACTTCCCGCTTGTGCTCATCGCATTTACCAGACTTCACGCGCTTGTTGCATCCCGGCTCAGTGCAACGGCGTAACGGTTGCCACGGCATCAGTACACTCCCACATCACGATAGACAGACCACAGCGCGGAGATAGCAAGGGGAATCTCTTTCGCCTCCACATCGCTAATCATCGTGCGGTACTCGTACAACTGAGAGACGTACATCAGGCAACCAATCTTGATCGCCGGGGTGAACTCCAGCCCACTATCGAACCTTTTACCGATATGCTTCTGGCAGACCTCCAGCGCCGCATCGATGTACGCCTGAATCAGCGCATCTTCATCAGTACCATCAACACGACAATGCAGCTTTGCTTCAGCCAGGGTGATTTCAGTTGTCATTTCTCAGTCCCCTGTTTGCAGAGAATTTCAAGGCGGGTCATGCCAGAATCGGGGATAGGTGGCCCGATGATGTTGAGCGTTGCGCCAGCCAGCGAGCCGGTCAGCACTTTCAGGCGGTTTGCGGCGGTAATATCCCGGCGAAAGCGAACCCATACACGAACAGTGGCTTCGGCAATCTCAGCGCCAGCGGCCACCAGTTCACGACCGCTGATCCCCTTTACTTCAGCCCAGATGGTTTCCCCGTCTTCCCATTTCTGAACAACCTGCCCGGAAGGTGTTCTCGATGAAGTGAAGGTGCGGATCGTGACGCGGTTTCTCAGCCCTCCTGCTCTCATTCGTCACCGTCCTTACTGCCCTTGCTCACTTTTACTTCCTGTTTCCATGCCTGGCTGTATTCGTCGCCACCATCACGCGGCGGCATCCCTTCGCGTTCGCGGGCCTCATTCGGATTCATAATCCCGTTCTTGATACCGCGCTCATAAGTTGCATAGCGTTCAGTTGGAGTGGCACGGAGAAGATCGGCGGAATCAAATTCCACCTGATATCGAATGCCCGGTACAGGAGAGGCCACCAGCAACGCGGATTTAATCTGCTGCTCAAAGTTGGCGAGCCACGGGCGCATAGTCATGGTGAGAAAGGCGCGGCTCGCCTCACTAAAGTTGCTGTAGGTGCTGTTGCTGTATTCCTGCAGGAAGATGGGCGACACGTTGAACATGCGGGCAATGTCTTCAATGGAGAAGCGGCGGGAAGCCAGCCACTCGGCATCCTGATTACTCATACCCAGCATCTCGTATTCCATGCCACCTTCAAGGATCGGCGTTTTCCCGGCATTTCTGGCACCTTTGTAACGTTCCAGTGCTTCCAGAGCTTTCTTGCCGTTAGTGCTGTCGAGCCATTCTTTAGCCTTCACAATTCCCGCCGCCATCATGCCATCTTTCATAATGCTGGCACCGTGGCGCTGTTGGGCCAGACCTAACCCCAGCGCCTCCCGGCAAATGGTGATCGGCGAGCGCCCCAGAAAACCGTCATCGGTGGAATAACGCAGGTGCAGAATCTCTTCC